GCCAGTTGTTTGACGACTTCACCCCGCCCGTCAGGGACAACATCGGCGTGTATTTTCTCGGGCAGCAGTCAGGCGCCGCGTACACCTCGCGCGACCTGTCCTCGAAAACGACGTTCGGCGTGGTCCCGCCCGAGGCATTCGGCAAGCATGCCCTGCCGCACGGCAAGTTCTACGTCGTTCACGGCGGGCGGATAGAGACGGCCTACGTGAAGACGTGGGAAGACCGCATGACGCTCCCACCCCGCGGCACGGTCGGCTGGGAACTGATCGAGGAACCCGTATCGCCCCCAGAGACCGTAACCATTCTCACCCAACCCAAGAAAACAGACCCCGATACGGTCCCGGAACCTGACGTTGAGCCAGTGGAGGGACCACCCGAGATGCCGTTGTACTGGCGTGGGCAGAGCGATATGAACCCTGCGGACGTGGAGCAACTGGCGACCATCTGGAAGCGTAGCTATTTCCCGAAGGGGATGAACGGGTGCTACGAGTCGACGTATCGGGTGAACAACCGCGGCAGGCCGATGTGCAACTGGCGTGGGCAGCAGTGGCTACCGTATGCCCTGGCGAATGCCTTGGAGGACTGCCGCGTGGCGGGGTGGACGGGGGACCAGCGCGAGGCGCATATCCGGCAAGTGCAGATGCAGATGGGGAGTCAGACGCTGACGGTGCAGCACGAATGCGGGAACATCAAGTGCACCAGGGTGGGACCGGGGCATACCTACTGGATGAGTCGGAGCGACAACGTGGACGACATGTGGCAGCGGCGGGCTGAGGAGCGGGAAGCCGTCAGCGCGTAGGCGTCTGAGCCGCGGCGTCGAGCATCTGGCGCATAGCATCGGTGCGGCGGGCGAGTCCGTGGGAGACGCGCCACTGCTCGATGGCGGCGAGCGTTTCTGCTGGCACCCGGAGCGAGGGCAGGCGCACTGTCTCGGGCTTGGGTTTTCTCCCAGCTCCGGGGCGGGCACCGCCGTGGGTGGGACTAGGGGTTATGTTCATGCTGCCGCGCGCGGCGTTCTCTGCTCGATGGCAGTAACGACCTTTGCCCATTCTGCGAGGCTGAGCGATAGACCGACATCGTCCTCAAAATCGTAGAAGACGATTCGTTGACTCGGTTCATCGAAGTACATCACGAGTTGGTCATCGAGTTGAACGTCGCCATCCGTCATGCGGCCGACTCCTGACGAGCGGCCGCGCGCGGGCACCAATCGTGCTCGCACTCGGTTTCTTGACCGACGACCTGTTTCGCGTGCTCGCAGTAGAAGGCGTGGTACTCGCCGGGCTTGATGCGGCACGAGCGGCATGTGAGCGACTTGATCTGGGCGCGCTCCTCGCGCGAGAGGCGCACGCGGGAACCGGTCCCGCGGCACAGGTAACACGTGAAGCCCGGCCAGCCAACCCATCCGCCAGCACCACCGCATCGCGAGCACTTCACCGGTTTGTTCATGTACTCAATCTACACCCATACTTGATACTTGTCAAGCGAAATCAAGATATTGGGTGGGAATGCCGGCATCAGGTCGGGACGGCCTCATGTGCTCGGCCAGGGCTGTGGTCGGAACGTTCAATGCCGCCGCGAGCCTGCGGAGCGTGCTCGGGTGGGGGCTGCGGATGCGCCCGTGCTCGATCCCGATGATCGTTGGCCTGGACACGCCCGAGAGGTCGGATAACTCAGCGATCGATAGCAGGGCGTCTTGCCGCAGCTCCCGTAGCCCCATCAGCGCTGTGCCGCGTCGAGGCGGGCGAGGACTCGATCCACAATCGCAAGGTCGGCATAGACGTTGCGATTCTGACGCTCGTCCGCAACCGTGACGTAGAAACGAGCAACTTCTAACGCTTGCCGCAGCGCCGCGATCTGTTCGGCCTGGCGCTCGATCTCGGCATCCTGCCGTGCGATGTGGTTACGAGCGGCTTGTACCTGGCCCTCCGCGAACTGGGCTACCGTTTGCACGCGGGCCAGGTCGGCACGAAGTCGTTCGTTCTCTTTGACGAGCAGCATGCCCGCAGCGTTCGCATCAGCCAGCGCATCCGTCACGTCAGGCATTTATCCACCGTCCTTCCCGTAGAACTCGCCCATGACGCGGTCGTACATCGCGGCGTTGCTGGCCTGAGCGCACTTCGAGCAAACCTTGTAAGCCGCGGGACATGTGATCCGCAGGTGCTCGCGCATGAGCTGCGCGTTCGTCCGCGGCTTCCAGCCCTTGCCGAGGTCGCAGGCGTACCACTCCTCGGTATGCCCGCAGATGAAGAGCAACTTGATGTGCTGGAGCCGATTGCCGGCGCTGTCGTAGAACGGAAACTCGTTCACAAGCACCGCGGGCTTGACGGTGGGGGTGATGGTCATGAGCGGACCGCCGCTCGATCTTCATAGAACGCGACCGCCTTCTCGATCGTGTCATCGCTGAACGTGCTCAACTCGCCCAACCGGCGGAACATCTCGTACTTGTGCTTGGCGTAGTCCCCCTCTTCCCAGCCGAGGGCCTCGCAGAACTGACGGTAACTGAGCATGTTGGCCGCGTGTTGCAGGCGGCGAAGTTCAATGATGTTCACAGTGCTCACAGGTCGTCCCTCGTTTCGTGATCTGCCAGATCCCTGGCGTTGTCTTCAATCCACTCGCGCGCCGTCTTCGTGCTGAAGAACAGGCGGCTGCGCTGGAGGTCGGTCCCGTACGACACCAGTGCTTCCCACTCGACCTGTTCGAGCACGGCGATCTCGCATCCGTAGATCTTCGCGCGCCACAACGGGTACATCGCGTCGTAGGCGTAGGTGACCTCAGGCATCAGAACACCCTGATCGAACGCTGCATGCGCGTCGTGATCCCGTACGCCGTTTCCTGATCGACCTCGACGTACGGCACGCGGTAATCGCAGGGGCATGGGCCGAAGGTGGGGTTGTCTTGCAGGCACCGCCCGGTGACCTCCTCGTGCGATGCGGGCGGGTGGATGCACGTGCAGTCGGTGTTGGTGCCCTCGTGCAACTCGTCGAACTCGTACTCGCTGTACGTCCAGCCGCACGCGCACGAGCCGGTGGTGAGCAGTTTGTGCGTCATGGTGCTCATCAGTAGCCCGCCGCGGCCTGCATGCATTGCGGGGCGCAATCGCAGTTGCCGTTGATCGAATGATCGACCGGTGCTGATGGGCGGGCCCGCGCCGCGGCACCTCCACCCCCCTGCCGTTCGCGCTCTCCGCCCTCATAGGCTGTTCGCAACTCTGATTCGGAACACCAACTGGAGATGCGAATCAAAACGTGCAGACCCTCCAGTCGACCTGTGAGGCCACACTCACGAGCCTGGGCGATAGACCGGGCGCGACGTTCGGCTGTCTCGGGGAACTCGGGCAGGACACGCTTGATGGTTGGGCAGAAAACGTGACGAACCCTTCCGCCGCGCTTCGACTGGACCCTTTCCCCCGCTTCGATCTGACGGTTGCATGTCGGGCACTTGGTGGTGTTCTGCATACGTCCAATCTACCCGATCCTGATATGAAATGCAACAGATTTGACAGTCCTGCCGTAAAAGTGGTAGCTTGATGCCGGCAGAACAGAACCGAACGGAGGTAGATCAGTCTTGAAGGACTACACGCTTCTAGAGGCGAGCCGCGCACTGGGCGTATCGGGCAAGATGCTGCGCGGGCTCGTGCATAACGATCTGGTGCCGTACGTGCAGCTCCCTGGCGGGGGATCACGCCGCGGTCGGGTGCGATTCACCCCCGAGCAGATCGCTCAGATCAAGGCGTCGTGGCTGCGCGAGCCGGTGCAGAATGGCACGGAGAACTGATGGGTCGCTACACCCGCTCGGCGTCTCGCGCCGAAGCCCGTAGGCGCAGCTACGGCTCGACGCACTGCTCAATGTGCGACATGCCGCCTACCGTAAAGGTCGACGACAAGCCGTATTGCACCATCCACGGAGGTCGCAGCATGACGAGCACGCAGACTGTCCCGTATCGCGAGTACGCCAAGGTCACCGACGAGGTGATCACCCTCCGTGTTGAGAACCATCGCCAGGCCGAGCTGATCGCGGCGCAGGATGAGGTGGTGAAGGCAGCGCGACAGATGATCGAACTGGGGGACATCGACCCACATCAGCCTGAGTCGTACCGGCTCGTGACAGCCCTCGCCCGCCTCGCTGCCAAGGCGCTGCCAGATTCGCAAGCGGAGGCAATTGGCATAGCGTCCGATACACGCACAACGGGCTCAAAATCAGAACCATGAGACGTAGACCGACACGAACGGCGGTCTGCAAAACCGCCATCACCGGTTCGAATCCGGTCGTCGCCTCCATCGTTCCCATCTCAAATAGCCCGGTAGCCGGCAGTTCCCAAACGAGCGTTTGCTGCCAGAACGCTGCCGAAGTTGAAAATCAGGAGGCTGCGGCATGAGAGATCCATCAGGGCACATCGTCCACTACAACCCAGGCGAGCCGCCCGAATTTGATGAGCCTGATTACGAGGCCGAGAACGAGCGGCTGCGGATAGCCCTCGCCGGTGCGCTCCTCTACATGGAGGACCGTCTCTACAAGGACGCCAAGCTGGTTATCAAAAAGGCACTCGCTGAGGCTAACCGCGGCGACGCCTGAGCGACTCTGAGAATTGCTCGGCTGCCTGCTCCTGTATCCCTGAGTCGAGGTGCGAGTAGATGTCGGCTGTCGTTGCGAACGTGGCGTGCCCGAGCCGCTCCTGTAGAACCCGCATGTGAATCCCCGCCGACACCATCAGCGTGGCGTGCGTGTGCCGCAACCCGTGACGGGTGACGTAGCGCACGCCGGCTGACGCCAGGCAGCGATCCAGCGCACGCCGCATCATCGACGGCGTCAGGTGTTCCCCCGCGCGTGTGGTGAACACCAGCGTGTTGTCCACATCCTCCCACACCGGCCCCGCGGCGAGGCGCCACTCCTTCTGCCTGACCCGCCAGCGTTCGAGCACGTTGGACAGGTCGGTGTCGAGGCTGACGGGACGCGTGGCCCGATGCGACTTCGTATCCCTGAACGTCTTCGCCTTGTCATCCCATTGCTGCTGGACGCTGAGCCGGCGCGTGGAGAGATCGACGTCCTCGCGCCAACGCAGGCCGATCACCTCGCCCACGCGCAGGCCCGTATACAGCAGTGTAAAAAGCGCCGGCCCGTAGTCGTCGGCTTCGAGCACGTCGGCCAGCCGCATCGCCTCATCGCGTGTCAGGCGGGCGACAGGCCGCTTGTCCCAGCGCGGGGAGCGGATGGCATCGCAGGGATTGACGCGCAGCACCTTGTAGACGATCACCGCGTCCTCCAATGCCTTGTGGAGTACCCGGTGGTGGTTCAACACCGTCTTCGCGCTGAGCTGCCTGCCAGAGCGTTCTCCGTTGCGTTTGAGCCGGCCATGTGCGGCCCATGCGGCCTCGGCGTCGATGATGTGCGCCGGGTGGAGTTTCTGGAGATTCACGCTGCCGAGGGCTGGGATGATGTGCTGCTCGACGATGCCGCGGTAGCGCGCGTACGCCGCTGGGGCGAGCTGCGCCTGCATGTACGTCAGCCACTGCGTCAGGTACGCGCCGACCGTTAGGCTGCTTGGCGGGGTGTACGTGCCGGTCTCAACCTCGTGTTCGAGGCGATTCAACTCCGCGAGCGCGTCCCGTTTTTTCCCTTTGACCTGGCGGATGATGCGCGATCGTTTGCCGGTGAGCGGGTCGACACCGAGTTCGACCCGCACCTCCCAGCGGTCACGGCCGCGCTGGTTGACGTGGCCCATCTATGCAACGACAGCCTGCGGCGTGCTCTGCTCCAGGCCTTTCAGGGCCAGCGGGAGTAGGGCGGGGATGTCGCGCTCGCCGCGCTCCCAGCGGGCGTAGCCGCGGAGGGTGACGCCCAGACGGGCGGCGAGTTGCGTCTGCGTCAGGCCGCGGGTGTTACGCCAGCCCCGAAGTTGGGCCGGCGTCATAGACTGGGATGAGCCGCCCAATTCTGGCTGTGTGAGACCCGATCCGCGGTCGCTGGCCGTGTGCGGGCGGTTCATTTCCCCTTACGCCTTCGCCGCGATGAGGGCGGCGAGTCGAGCTTCGCGGGCCGCGATCTTGGCGGCACGCTCTTCGGTGGTGAGGGCGCGGCAGATGTTGCAGATTTCGCCTTGCGACTTGACGGCGGGGCGGTTCACACAAACCTTGCAGTTCACCTTGGTCTGTCTCATTGTTGCCATACACGTATAATAGGACCATTGGTCCCATCTGTCAATAGGCAATATGGGAATGCCGGCGTTTCAGCCGGGCGTGAAGTAGCGGGCTGCGACGACCACGGGGCCGATGACGTCGAACCGGACCGGCTTCGACTCGTGGAGGCCGTTGCCTGGCACAAGAGAGAGGCCCTTGGAGTTGCTGTAGGTCTTCACGACCATGCCGTCCGAGCCATCGTCGTACCACACACGCGCGACGACGACGCTGCCCTCCCGGTACGAACGGTCGGGATTGACCCATACCGTGTCGCCGTCGTTCAGGCCGCGAGCTGCCATCGACTCGCCTCTAATGACAACCCCGAAGCCGCGCGGGCCGACCAGCGATTCCTTGCCGGCGGGCGGGTATTCCTCATGGTCGGGATACGGGCTAGCGTCTCGGTCCCGCGGATCACCAGCACTCCCCCATTTGAATACCGGCAACAGCGTTGCTCCCCCTGCCCGGTGGATGGCCTCCACGCGGGCCATAGATTCGCCACCCGCTCGCACCTCCATGCGGGGTGAAGACACTGGGGCGACAAGTGTCAATGGTGACCCACCCTGATCATCTCCTGTCAAGTAGGAAATGCTCACGCCCAGGATGGGGGCGAGGATGACATACGTGTCATGTCGGGGGTGGCGGGTAACGCCGCGTTCGAGTTTCGAGATGGTGGCGATGCTCAGGCCAGAGCGTCTGGCGAGTTCGCCCTGAGAGAGTTTGGCTGCTTTTCGTGCAGAGAGCAGCCGCATCCCCAGATGCAGGGTCGTCGTCCTACTCATCAGCGATGATGACCTCTCGGGGGTACGGGCTTCCAGCCCAAAGTCGTACAGGTGCGTCTACGGTACACCGTTCGCACCCGGTGCACCATTCGTAGTGTAGGTAACGCGGTTGTAACGATGCACTGTTGAGATCGGGTTGCGATTGGATCACGTCTGCCGGCACGATACGGACTACCTGCCCACTTTGAGACTTGCAATCCCGCAACAGGGTAGGTAGTCTTCAGATGACATGGACGACATCCCCGATCTGGTGCCGCATTTGGAAGCCCTGCGCGACGAACTCGGGCTGACCAACGCTCAACTAGCCGAGATGTTCGGCATCGATGCGGGCGCCTGGTCGCGCATCCGCCGCAGGGTCGTCGACATGCCGCACGGCATGGTGCTCCGTGTCCTCATGCGGCGGCCTGAACTACGGCCGCTGGTTTTCTCTTCGCCGCTCACCGACGAATCGGCGGCGTAGTTCCCGTGGAGGTGCGGACCGTGGGACAAGTGCGCGATTTACAGGACAAGGTCGCCCGCGGCGCGGCCATGCTCGACGAGCGCGTACCGGGGTGGTTCACGCGCGTGCCGCCCGCTCGACTGGACCTTGCGTCCTGCTCGCGGTGCGTACTGGGCCACCTGTACGAGGACTACGGCAGGGGCATGTTCGAGCTGTGGCCCGACGACTACGACAGCGATGTCGCGGCCGCACACGGGTTCACCGTCCGTGGCGACCTCGCGAGCCAGGCATTGTCGTGGCCGGTCCTGACCGATGCGTGGCGAGAAGAGATCGCCAAGCGGCGCCTCGCCGCGATGACGCCACAGCCGACACGGGAAACCGTAACGGCGTGACAAAGAGAGAGCCTCTCGTCCTGCACGACCGAGAGGCCCCGAAACGTACCCCCGAGAAGGAGCCGCCAGGACGAAGTATGCCACGACCAGCACCACGCGCGGTATCCGCCCGAGAGGCTGCCCGACAACTGGGCATCTCTGCATCACACGCCTACGACATGATCCGCGAAGGCGAGATCCGCGCGGTCCGCATCGGCGCACGCTGGATCGTTCCTATCTCCGAACTCGAACGCCTCGCGCCGCCGTCATGCGCGGCCGACTGCGCCTGCCTGTGCCATCGAGCGGCATGACAACGCCAGACACACAGAGACCCCGCCGAGTCGTTGCGGTCAACACACCAACTCGACGGGGCCGAGCCACAGAGGAGACCCTCCGATGACCGTTACCAATTCTACCACCGCTCAATCCATAGCCGATGTTGTCGCTCAGGCAATCGCCCAGCAACTCGCCACCAGTGGCGCCGCCGGCACATCCAGTATCCAGATCGAAGGCGCGGCCAAGGGGCCGCCCCGCATCACGGTCAAGAACTACGCCTCGAATCCCCTGACGCAGGCTGACGTCGACGACGCCATCGCGAGCTACGGCTATGCCTTCCGCGAGATCGAGCGGAACCAGATGGCTAACTGGGCAGAGACAGTCGAGTCGTTCAACCTCCCGCATCTGAAGGAGATGGCGTCGTGAGGTGCGATGCCTGCGGCGCGCTTGTGACCGCGACCATGTACCACCCCAACCAGCGGTACTGCTCGCGGTACTGCCGCACGCGGTATCGCCCGCGGCAGGTGCCGCCAGTTCGCTCGCTCACGTCCGACGTGGTACGGGCGCCGACCGAGGCCGAGATCGCGGCGGCCGAGCTGGCCGACTACCAGCGCACCGCGCACGGGCATGCCCACAACCTGCTCTCGCTACTTGCACATGCGGGGAAGGGCTGATGGCCGAGAAGCCCTGCCTGTCCTGCGGCAAGCCGATCACATTCAAGGAGAGCACGACGCGCGTCAAGGATGACGGCACCCCCGCATGGGACCGCTTCAACCCTGACGGCTCCCCGCATATCGACGAGCGGAAGAACGGCGGCGGCGGCTACCGCGGCAAGACGCCCGAGGAACAGCGCGCCATCGTTCGCCAGTCGGCGCTGAAGTCTGCGGTTGCGTTTGCGTCGGCACGCATGGCGGCAGGCGACCCTGTCACCTCGGCCGACGTGATGAAGGTTGCGGATGCCTTCGTGGCATGGCTCGAAAAGGCATGAACGACATCCCTGCCGAGGAGGCTCGCGACGCGCAGGATCTTCTGAAGTACTTCACCTCGCGGCAACTCGGCCGGCTGATGTCGTCGCTCCTGCCTGGTGTCCAGAACGGCATGGCCGGCCCTGGCACGTTGCTCTTGTTCGAGTTGATTGGACACGAGATGCAGATGCGCGAGCACGTCGAGTGACGATGCAGGAGACGCAGAACATCCTCGACAAGGGCACGTGCGGGGCCAACGGCTGCCCCTGCCAGGTGGCCGTGCGGCGGGGGAAGGGGCTCGTTCACTGCCCCGTCCATAACGACCCCAACCCGTCGTTCAACGTGGGCGAGCGCGACGGCAAGGTGCTCGTCCACTGCCAGGCAGGGTGCGATCAGAACACCGTCATCCAGTCGCTGCGTGATTCTGACCTGTGGCCCGAGGCGCCCGAGCATGACGGGTTTCTCCCCATCCCCATCCGACGCGATCCCCCGCCGCGGTCGCTGACCATCAGCGGCGAGCCGATCGACGTCTACCAGTACCGCGATGAAGGCGGCGTCCTCGTCGCGGAGAAGGGTCGCTGGGAGGAAGGCGAGCACAAGACGTTCCGCTGGCGAAAGCCCGGTGGATCGTGGCAGGACGGCATCAAGCCGCTGACGATGGCCGAACTGCCGCTTTGGGGGGCCGAACAGGTATCGGCCCAACCCGGCGAGCCAGTATGGCTGTGCGAGGGCGAGAAAGCGGTTATGGCCTGCCGTGCCCGCGGCCTGCTCGCCGTGACGTTCGCGGGCGGCGCGTCCTCACGCGATTTCGGCAAGGCCCTCGACATCCTGAAGGACCACCCCGTCAACGTGTGGCCTGACAACGACGCACCCGGGCGCGAGTACGCCGCTCGGGTGATCGCCCACCTGAAGACGCTGGGCATCACCGTCAGGACCGTCACCGCAAACGTCCCCGAGAAGGGCGATGCTTTCGACTTCTTCGCCGCGGGCGGGACCGTTGAGAGCCTGCGCCAACGTGCGCTGGACAAGCCCCTGCTGGAGTATCTGGCCGAGGACGCGCTGCGGGTACGCCTGCCGAACACGGTCCTCGGCACGGTCGCCATCACGTGTTCGGAGTTGGCGAAGAGCACCCGTTCGCTGGATGCCATCGTGCGGGTCGAGGTCCAGGGACCGCCCGAGCGCGAGCCGCTCCAGGTGCGTCTGAACATCGAGTCGATGAGCCAGACCACCGAGCTGCGGCGCACGCTCGATGCGCTCTTCGGGGTCAAGGACGCGGGCTGGGCAGAACTACTGAACCGTGCGTTCGCGATGGTCCGCGATGGGTTCCTGAACCACGACCCGAGCATGGATGCCGCGGACATCGAGGCCCCCGAGTCGATGGTTTTCCACGTCGGCCTGGTGGCGCCGCATGGCGAGCCGACCGTGATCTTCGGTGACGGCAGCGCGGGCAAGACGTGGCTGACCTACACGATGGCGATCTCTGCGGCCAGCGGCGAGTCGTTCCTCGATCTGGCGACCATGCCTGGCCCGTGGCTCATCGTCGACTACGAGACGAGTTCCGCCCCGTTCGCTCGGCGCATTCAGCGGCTGGCGATGGCGATGGGGGCGGATCGGATACCGCACAAACTGCTGCACTACTGGCCGGCGAAGGGCACGCCCCTGCATGACCTCGTACCAGCTCTTCAGAAGAAGATCCGCGAGGCAGGCATCGTCGGCGTCATCGTCGACAGCGCGGCTGTTGCGTGCGGTGGCGAGCCTGAGAACGCCGAGGTGGCGCTGAGGTACTTCCGTGCGCTGAGCCGGCTCGGCGTGACCACGCTCACGATCGCCCACATCCCGAAGGGGTCGGATGGTGTTCGTCCGTTTGGCTCGACGTTCTGGCACAACGCGCCGCGGCGGACGTGGTTCGTCGAGCGCGTCGAGCGCGTGGATTCGGACGTGATCGACATCGCGATGATCTGCCGCAAGGTCAACGACGGGCGGCTGCCCGCTCCGATCGGCGTCTCAATTGTGTTCGACGGGCTGGATGGCCCGGTGAACGTCACGCGCCAGGACATGCGCGATGTGCCCGAGTTCGCGTCAAAGCGATCCCTTACGGATCGGCTTCTGGAATCCCTGGCGACAGGCGCGAAGCCTATCCATGAACTGGCCGAGATGCTTGGGGAGAAGCCCGACACGATCCGCAAGGCACTTGCGTACTACGAGGGCAAGCAGTTTCGACGCATCAACCCTGACAGCGCCGGTGGGCGTGGAAATCAGACGTTCTGGGGCCTGATCGCCCGCGACGTGAAAGGTGACAACAGTGCTGCTGCAATCCCGTTCTGAGTCACAAACCCGGAGACTCCGGGCGTTCTCCGGGTTTGTTCTCCGGGTTCGTGGCGGGGGTGCGGTAGCACCCGACCCGGAAGGGATTTTTTCCTATAGGGGTCTCCGGGTTTTCCGGATGCTCCGGTCGGGGGCTGGACGGGTCGCGGCAGACCCATTGAAGCGGGCGGTGCATAGGTCGAAACCCGGAGAACCCTTGGCCTGCTGGGGAGGCTCCGATGGACAAGGCTGAATGGTTCAGGGCGCACGCTGAGTACCTCGATTCGAGGGCGTGGAAGCGGCGTCGTTCGCTGGTGCTTGCTCGTGACCAGCACCGCTGCATGGCCGTGTTGCCGGGCTGCGAGGTGTTGGCAACGCAAGTACATCACCTGACGTACCGACACTGGAGAAACGAGCCGCTGTTCGACCTTGTAGCCGTGTGCCCACCCTGCCACATAGCGATTACCGCTATGGACAGGGGGGAAGTCGCGGATGTGCAGGCCCAGGCTGAGTCGCCAGGGATACGCCTGGAAGACATGCTGATCATGTCACTCACGGGCGGGCCGAAAGCAATTCACGAACTGGTTAGTGCGTTGGACGCGCAGCCCGACACGATCCGCAAATGCCTGACCCGCTGCTCCAGATTCGTCCGTCTAACTGAAGGTGGCGGCAGGGGGAACGTCACGGTCTGGGGCTTAGCCAACCACCCATCGGTGGCGTCCTGATGGCAACGATCATCGACCCACGCACAGGTCGTGCGGCTCTGGTCATGCCGTGCCGCTCGTGCAACCGGCCCGTGTTCTTCGGGTTCACGGCTGCCGGCAAACGTTGCCCGTTCGATGTGGTGGAGGGCGAGCCGACGAGCGAGTCGCACTTCCGGACCTGCACCGAGCCACAGAAGTGGTCGCGCAAGCCGCAGAAGAAGGGATCTGTGGCGTGATCACCACGCTGACGGGTGACTGCCGCGAGATGCTCAGAACCCTGCCCGAGGCCAGTGTTCACGCGGTGATCACGAGTCCGCCGTACTGGGGGCTGCGCGACTACGGGACCGAGCCGCAGGTATGGGGCAGCGAGCAGCACGAGCACACGTGGCAAGCCCTGCCTCATGTCCGCAAGAACGGCAACACGCCCGAGACATACGCGGCGAAGCAGGCATCGAATGCAGGCGCGGTGCTGGCGATCCCTCAGGGTTCATTCTGCCCGTGTGGCGCGTGGCTCGGCTCGCTCGGCCTGGAGCCCACGCCCGAGTTGTTCGTCGAGCACCTCGTCATGGTCTTCCGTGAGGTTTTTCGTGTCCTGCGGGACGACGGCACGCTCTGGCTCAACCTCGGCATGTCGTACGCCGGGTCAGGTAAGGGACCGACCGGGCACAACGGCATCGGCGATCAGGAGCGGCGGCAGGGGTTCACTGGCAACCCCGAGCGATTCCGAACGAGCACGTTGCAGGGTGGGCAAAGCACGAACCTGCAACAGCCGGGGAAACAGCCGAGCGCACCGGGCTACAAGGCGAAAGACTTGATCCTGACGCCGTTCATGGTGGCGGAGGCGTTGCGTCAGGACGGCTGGTATCTCCGCAGCGTCATCCCCTGGCTCAAGAGGTCAGCGATGCCCGAGTCGGTTACTGATCGACCCGCTTCAGCCTGCGAGTACGTGTTCCTGCTCGCGAAGACAAGCCGCTACTACTGGGATGCCGATGCGGTGCGGGTGGGCTTGAGTGCCAAATGGGAGGACACTCATTACAAGTACTACCGCGACAAAGGCACCGTGCGAAGAAAACTGAATAAAGATCGCGGTGATGGGGCCACCGGCGAACATACGTTTAGTTCTGCTTATAACCCCGCCGGCCGTTCGTTCCGAAACAGCGACCTGTTCTTTCAATCGTGGCAGGGGTTGCTCCTTGATGAGGCCGACGAGCCGCTCGCGCTGATCGTCAACCCCGCGCCGTTCAAGCAGGCCCACTTCGCCACCTTCCCGGCCAAGCTTGTCGAGCCGATGGTCAAGGCGAGCACGTCCGAACGCGGCGTGTGCCCTGAGTGCGGTACGCCGTGGACGCGGGTGGTGGCGACGGCACCGGACAGTCGCACACCGTATGCCACGGTTGGTATCGACCGTCGCACGCCGGGTGATCCCAGGCCGAAACAGAGCGCCTTGCCCAGAGTCCTGAGGGATGACGGGTTAGGCGGCGACCTGGCCCGCAGGGAACGGTCCACCACCGGCTGGGCACCCTCCTGCCGCTGTGATGCAGGCGAGCCCCAGCCGGCTACATGCCTCGATCCCTTCGGCGGCAGCGGGACGACCGCCCTTGTCGCCGATCGCCTCGGCCGTAACGGCATTCTGATCGACCTCAAGAACGACTACGTCGACATGCAGCGGGATCGCCTGATGTCGGACGCGCCGCTGTTCGTCGAGTGGGGTGGGGAACCTCCACCCCCAGCCAGTAGCGAAGACGCGATCAGCAAAGCCGAGCAGACCCCGCGCAATGACGGCAACCGGTGGAACAGAAACAACGGGAGGGGGTTCTAGGACATGATCGAGTACCCCTGGCGATTCGTGTGTCAGGACACGGGCTGCACGTACAGCGAGGTACAGCAACTCACCGACTCGGCCGCCGTGAAGATCATCGGCCTCATGCAGCAAGGCCTCGTGTCCACTCACCACATCCGCGGTGAACACAAGACGCCCTGCGGTCCGGTGGTGCTCGAACACGTGAGGCTCGCGGCGTGAGGACCATACGCGCGGTGCGGCGCCAACCCAGGCGCAAGTACCACAACTTGAAAACGCCCTACAAGGGCGAGACGTACGACTCGAAGGGCGAGGCCGCGTATGCGTGGTTCCTCGACCAGAAGGTGAAGACGGGCCAGATCGTGGTGTGGATGCGCCCGAAGCCCATCGTGGTGCTCGATGCGTCGCGCGCTCGTGACCGGGTGACGTTCAAGCCTGACTTCTGGGTCGTCACGTCGGGCGGCTACTCGTACTACGTCGACTACAAGGGCAGCACCCAGACCGAGACGGCCGCGTGGAAATTGAAGGTCAAGTTGTGGCGCAGGGCGGTGCCCTTCGAGTTGCGCGTGGCCTATCCCGATGGCACCGAGAAGGTGGTTGCTACGGGCAATGACGTGCTGGAGGCGACCGCATGAGTGTGAATCTCGCGATGGCGAAATCAGCCCACCTCACGGACAACGTGTGGCACTGCGGCGATTGCAACGGGCCATGCATGACGTACCCCGACCCGTTCCCTGGCCGCACGGTCACATTCGTGATCTGCCAGTCCTGCGAACGTGGCGACCTGATCGATGACCACACCGAAGAGGAAGCAGCATGACCGTCGACCCGATGTTTCCCGAGTGGGACGAACTGACCTATCGCAAGGCCCAGGCTGCCAAGGAGGAAGCCATCCGCCGCGTCGAGGACAACGCCGACCGCTCGTGGCTCGATGAGGCGTGGAACGCCGTGCGCGTGGTAGCCGAGCGGCGCATGGAGTTCACCACAGACGCTGTGCACGGCCTGCTCGAAGCGTGGGAGGTGCCGGAGCCACACGAGCCGCGCGCCCTTGGGCCGATCATGCAGCGGGCTATCAAGCGGGGCATCTGCGTACCGACCGGGGTCTACCGCCCCAGCGTGCGCCCCGCCTGTAACTGCCGACCGATCATGGTCTATCGCTCGCTGATCTATCGGAGCCAGGCAGCGTGACGGTTCGCCTGATCCTGCACGGACTGGCGTTGCTCGTCATCCTCGCCGCCGCAGCCGTCGCCCACGCAGACGAACTTCCCGAGCAGACCATCCTGGCAGCCACCGAGGCGGACCTCGACCCTGTCGATGTCCAGGGTGCCGCGAACTCCACGGGCGTCGATCCCTGGACCTATCTGTACGGCACCGGCGAACTCCAGCGACCAGAACCCATCATCGGCACAGCCCTCGCCATTCACCGCGTACGCCTCACGCACTACAACGAGGCCGGCGTTACCTACGGTGGCGGCAGGACGTACCCAGGCTCCACCGCGTGCAGTTGGAACTTCTCCCTCGGTACACGCTTCCGGTTCCCCAATGGAGAAACCTTCGTCTGCAATGACAGGGGCATGCTCGGGTCTTCGGGATGGCTCGATCTCTGGCGCCGGCCCGACCTGACCCGCGCCTACGGGGCGTATGTGACGGTGGAGGTGCTGCCGCGGTGAAGTACCGCACCATCGTGGCCGATCCACCGTGGCCTATCCGAAATGATGGTGGAGCACAAGTGCTGTCTCGCAGTCATTGGGCGAACGCAGTAGGAACGAAATCGCGAGCACGCTATCGGCTGATGAGTATCGATGAGATCGCGGCCTTGCCCGTCGAAGCGTTGGCGGAACGGGATGCACATCTGTACTTGTGGACTGTCAACGCCTGTCTGGAACAGGCCTACGCCGTGGCGAGGGCCTGGGGGTTTGACTCAAGTACGGTGCTAACGTGGTGCAAGGCCCCAATGGGCATTGGCCTGGGTGGAACATTTATCAATACAACTGAATTCGTACTGTTCTGTCGGCGCGGGTCGTTGCCTGCAAGACAACGTATCGACAGAACGTGGTGGCAATGGCCGAGACAGTCGCATTCGGTCAAGCCCGAGCACTTTCTCGATATTGTCGAACAGGTTAGCCCAGGTCCGTACGTCGAGTTGTTCGCCCGTCGCCATCGTCTGGGCTGGGACGTATGGGGCAACGAATCAGCCAATACCGCACAACTCGGTGAATTGGCGTGATGGTTGAACTCCCCGTCGAAGACAAGAACATCGCCATCCTCCAGGCCGCCCACGAAGTCCTGCGCCTCCTCGGCCGCGGCTGGGCGGGTCGACAGGCCAAGGACTGCGAGATGTGCTCCTACAGCCCGGACGTTGTACGTCAATACCTGCATGCGTTCGAGGAACTGACCGCCAGTGTCGAGGGCATCGCCACATCCGGCGTGAACCCCGTCACCGGACGCAAGCATGATCGCCTGACGTTGTTGGTCATACATAGCGACCTCGAATCCGCCACGGACAAGGCCCTCATCAACGGACGCTACATCCTGTGGCAGGAGACGAGTCGCGTCTACCGTCGCCAGCACCGCGAGTCCTTCCTCGCCGCACGCCGCCGTGAGCTGCGCCACTGGCAGGACGCCGGCAACCACGTCACCCCCGCCCGCGAGCCCGATCGCCCCATCGCAGAAGCCATCTGCATCGAGCGCATCAGCCGAAAGTTAGGCTGGCTCCCCCACGAGTGCGAGGATGCCGCGTGAGTAACGTGCGCTATCCCTGCGCGTCCTGCCCTACCGGCAAGGCCGTGAAACGCGGTAGTAACTGCCTGGCCTGCTACCGGCGCATCCATAGCCATGGACGTCGTCTCTGCCCAACCTGCTCGCGTAAGACAAAGGTCCGCGATGGCGTCTGTGGCATCTGCCGCAAGAAGACGTACCGCTACGGCTACAACTGCCAGAAGTGTGGCAAGAAGAAACCCTCGCGCGGGGAACTCTGCCAGCCCTGCCGCGACCAGGCAATCAAGGCCCGCCCATCCGCCTATGCCGCCTCCACGGGCCAGTTCGCCAAGCCGTACAAATGCCGTCAGTGCGGGAAGCCCATCATGCTGCCCATGCTTTGCTACCAATGTTCGACGGGCAAGCCGCGGCGGATCATCCCTGAGTGGGAGAAGGACATGGTCGCAGCATGACATACCGCTCGCGCATCGTCGGCCACGGCTACGAAGACCCCGAGCAGCTCCTGGCGAACCCCTCCAACTGGCGCATCCACCCGAAGCAGCAGGAGGATGCGCTCGCCGGCGTGCTGTCCGAGGTCGGATGGGTCGATTCGGTCCTCGTCAACAAGTCCACTGGCTTTGTCGTCGACGGCCATCTGCGCGTCGCCCACGCCATCAGCCACGGTGAGAAAACCGTCCCCGTCACCTACCTCGACTTGACAGAACACGAGGAAGGGTTGGTGCTCGGCACCTTCGATCCCATTACCGCCCTCGCCGGCACCGACCAGCAGCAACTCGACGCCCTCCTGGCGACCCTCTCGACAGATGATCAGGGACTCAGCGATCTGCTCACCTCGCTCGCCTCCGAACAGCCGAAGAATCTGAACGACGATACGGCTGACCTCACGCCGCCCACCGACCCGATCACCAAGCCCGGCGACCTGTGGATTATGGGCGATCACCGGCTCCTGTGTGGTGACTCGACGAAGGCCGAGGATGTGGCGCGGTTGATGGGGGATGATCGGGCCGCCATGCTCTGGACCGACCCTCCTTATGGTGTTGAGTATGTTGGCGGCACGGCCGACAAACTCACGATCGATAACGACTATGAAATTGGTTTGGCGGCGCTGCTGATAGCGGCATTCGCGAACGCCGATGCCGTGATGCGCCCCGGCGCGGTGTTCTACATTGCCCACCCCGACATCCACGCCTATGAGTTCATCGGTGCGGTGCGGGCGACAGGGTGGACCAGTGCACGACCGCCGGTCGTGCACTGGGTCAAGGACTCGCTGGTTCTGGGGCGCGGAGATTACCACGCTCGTTCTGAGCCTTTGCTATACGGGTGGAAACCCGGGGCGCCACACCATGCTGTACGAGATCGGACTCAGGACAACCTGTGGGAGGTGCCGCGATCCAAGCGTAGTGCTGAACATCCGACGATGAAGCCGCCCGAATTGATCGCGCGCGCCATCGTGAACAGCAGCGATCAGAGCGAGGTCGTGCTGGACATATTCGGGGGGGCCGGCAGCACGGTGGTGGCCGCCGAACAGTCCAACCGCAGGGCGTACCTCATGGACATTGACCCGGCCTACTGCGATGTCACGGTGCGCCGCTGGGAGACGCTGACAGGCCACACCGCCGTCCTCGAATCCATCTCAAAGGTTGCACAACCGGCCCATACGCCTTAGAGTGGCGACTAGCGCGTATCCTCGCGCCCTGCGCCGCCCCCACACCGGGCGGCGCTTTCTATTGCCGACTGCCGGGACTGCCATATGCCGCGCTACAAGCAATCACAGATCGCCAAGGTGCTCACCGAGTGCCGCGGCATGACGTTCGTGGCTGCCCAGCGGCTCGGTTGTTCGCACCACACCATCAACGCGTGGCTGGAGAAGTCGCCCGCCCTGCGCGAGATCCGCGAGTTGGCAAAGGGTGCCCTCGTCGACACCGCCGAGTTGAAGCTCGCCCAGGCCATCCAGGCTGGTGACCTCGGCGCCATCAAGTTCTTCCTGCAAATGCAGGGACGCGACCGCGGCTACGTCGCCCGTACGGAACTCACCGGCGCGGACGGCGGCCCCATCATCTCCGAGGTGATCAATGGCGACGACGCTCGCGTCCGACTCGCTAGCCGGATCGATGAGCTTGCTGCCCGACGTGCAGCGAAGGCAACTGCTGAGCGAACTCTCACAGGATGAGTGCCTCGGCCTGCTCTACGATTGGCAGTTCTGGGCTCGACCCGATCAACTGCCACCACCCGGCGAATGGCGCACCTGGCTCGTCCTGGCGGGCCGCGGCTGGGGCAAGACGCGCGTAGGCGCTGAGTGGGTCAGGGATAGCGTGAAACGCTTCCCGCTCGTCAACATGATCGCCGCCACCGCGGACGACGCGCGCGACATCATGGTCGAGGGCGAATCAGGACTCCTCAGCATCTGCCCCGAGTCCGAGCGGCCAATCTACCTTCCATCGAAACGCCGGCTCGAATGGCCCAACGGTGCACGATCGTTGATCTTCACGGCAGACGAGCCCGACCGGCTGCGGGGAAAACAACACATGCGGCTGTGGGCTGACGAGTTGGCGGCATGGCGTTACCCCGAGGCATGGGATCAGGCGATGATGGGCTTGCGCCTGGGCAGCGATCCGCGCGTGGTGGCAACGACCACGCCTCGCCCGACAGCGAGCGTGATCGACCTGATGAACGCCTCATCGACGATCGTCACCAGGGGCAACACGTACGACAACGCCGAGAACCTTGCGCCCGCCTTCCTCGACAAAATTGTCAAGAAGTACGAAGGCACCCGCATGGGGCGCCAGGAGATCAACGCCGAGATCCTCACCGACGTGCCTGGTGCGCTCTGGACGCGGGCCATGCTCGATAAGACGCGGGTAGCGTCACACCCCGACCTGGCGCGCGTGGTGGTCGCGATAGACCCGTCAGGTGGCGACGAGGACGGCAACGACCAGCAAGGCATGATCGTCGCCGGACGTGGCGTGGATGGGCAGGCATACGTCCTCGACGACATCTCGTGCCGGCTGAGTCCTGACGGCTGGGGCAAGCGAGCCGTGAATGCCTATCACGCGCGGCAGGCTGACAGAATCGTCGCTGAGGTGAACTACGGCGGCGCGATGGTCCAGCATGTGATCAAGACGGTGGACCCGAACGTGTCCTACAAGGAGGTTCACGCCAGCCGCGGCAAGGTCACGCGGGCGGAACCCGTCGCAGCTCTGTACGAGCAGAACAGGGTCCATCACGTCGGCGCCTTCCCGCTGCTCGAAGACCAGTTGTGTCAGTGGACGCCCGATATGTTCGACGGCAGCCCTGACCGGCTGGACGCGCTGGTGTGGGCGATTACCGACCTGATGCTCGGCGGCGCCCAGGTGATGGTCTACTAATTGCGTAGGCGGATCGTATGGAAAACAAGCACGAGACGAAGCCCACGCCGGCCACAGAGAAGTTTGAAGAGGGCCACGGCTTGGTAGAGGATGCCGAAGCGGTACGGGATGCCAACACGGCGAAGGTGACGATCGAGCCCAAGCCCGCCGAGAAGCCCGAGCCGAAGCCTGCCGAGCAGACCGTCAACGTGAACGTGGGCGCAGATAAGGCAGACAAGAAGGACTAGCGAAACGGCGACAGCGTGATCGTCCAGCCGCACGCGGACGACGAACTGACGTAGTACTCGCCCGGCGGCACGTTGTAGACCTGCGTTTCGCCCGTCTGAGACGTTCCGTCGCCGGGCACCTGCGCGGTCCCGAGCGTCGCCGTGATGAACTGTTTATTCGGCGTGAGCGGCCGCAGGGACGCCAGGTGGAAGCACATGCCGCTGGTGAGTGAGTGTGCCTCCCAGCGCGCCGTGTAGTGCCCGCCTTGCAGGGTGAACGGCCGCGAATTGCCACCTCGTTGCCCTTCCACGGTGACGGGCTGTTCCGCAGCGTTTGACGCCGGAACAGTCGTCGGGCTCGGGGGGTCCGGCGTCGAGCAGGCGAGTAAGAACAGGGGCAGGGCTAAAAGGGCGAGTCGCATCGCTCGGAAGAATAACCCCTGAGAGGGAGGACGTTGCCCGCACGTACAGCGAGCCTCTCCCTGTTTGCCGGGCCACACGGCTATCCGTGAATTGAAGAAGACGTCTTGGGACATATTCAAACCTTGTGAGCGGCTAGTCGCGTGCAAAGTGGTCAACTCGGCCCGGCGGCAGGATGAGGTGGACTCGGACGAATGATGCAGAACCCGCCGCCTGCCCCGCCGCGGGCCGGCTATCCCGTGCGAGCCCTGAACTGGCTCATCGACGAAGCGATCCGAACCCGCACCCAATTGGAGGCCATCATGGCTACCCTCGCTGAACTGCAATCCGCCCTCGATGCGAACACCGCCGCGGTGACGGCTGCCGAGACGGCGATCACGACCGAGATCACCCAACTTCAGGCCGCGCTGGCGCAGTTGAGCACGAGCCAGCCGCCCACGCAGGCGCAGCTCGACCAGTTGAATCAGGCGACCTCGCGTCTGGCCGCTGCGACGACCGCGCTGCACGCCGACGATCCGGCGGCGCCAACCCCATGAAGCGCCTGGTTCTCGCGGTTACGCTCGCGCTGGTGTGCGCTGCTCTCCCGCTGACGGCGTTTGCCGGTAGCCCGCACTTCGTGTTCGTCGATGTCAGCCAATCGGGCAACACGCTCACGGTCACAGGCAAAGAGGCGGGATTGGGCAACGAGACGCAGGTCGAGATCCGCGTGACGGCGGATGCTCAGTGCGTGAATCCTGGCGGCAACAAGCCGTCTGCCGCGAACAAGCAGAGCGTGACGGCGAGTGGCGTCTTTCCAGTTCAAAACGGCCGAGCGGATTTCACGCTCAGCGCGACGGCGACGTTCCAACCCAACTGCACGCCACCCATGACCGTGGTGTTCTCGAACGTGGTGGTCACCGACGTGACGCACGGGGTGACCGAGACGTTCTAGGCGGTGTCACGCTGGCACCCACGTACCCGCGCGACGCACCATCATGCGGGGTGGTTCCACTGAAGTATCGAGCCACTCCGCACCCTCTCTGGGGAGACGCGGATCGGTCAGGGCCGATTCAAGTGCAGTCCGCAGCCGGTCAATCTCAGCCTGACATGCTGCATCACGGTTGCGCCAGCCCTCCTCATACGCGGCGCGGATTGCTTCATGATTCACAGCACTGTCAGGCATCAGGGGCCAGCCCCTTCTCCATCTGGGCGAGGGCATCTCGTGCAGCATCGCGCTTCCATGTCTCGCCCCATGGCGAGGCGAAGTTCACCGTGATGACCCTATCGCCGCTGGAAGCCCATACCTGACCATCCGGTGCCCACAGATCCCAGGAGCAATCAGTTTCGTCGATTGACGCGCCCAGTGTCTCGGCACGCTTCCGAATCGTTCCAAGGTTGCTCATCAGTCCTTCTCCTCGTTCTGCCATTGATTAGCCGATAGACGTTCGATCATGTGGCGCAGGGCGGCTGATCGGTTGTCCGTACCGGCCTGCGTGCGAGCGTAGCGGTCGATCAGGGCGACGTGACGCGGGTAGAGGCGGAACGCGATATCGCGCCCGCCCGGTTCCGCTGGTTTGCGCCCGCTGCCTGCGCGGTAGCCTCCGGCGGGCATCAGTTGTGGACGTGCATCAGGCGGTCGCAGACGGCGGCCTGAAGTGTCTGGCGGATGCGGCCGATCTCGCGGTCGCAGCGTTCGCAGTAGACGGCGAAGCCGTCGCAGCCGCGGATGATGTGGACGCCGTCTTTCGCGGCGAGGATGCTCTGGTTCATCAGTCCTCCGGGATCGTGACGTACTTGCCGAGCGCCTCGGACCAGTACATCGGGATATCAGAGACGTTGGTGTCGAACTCGTCTTCGCGGATCTGTTTCATCGTGTGGCGGCGGCAGAGTTGATGCGCCATCTCGACGATGGTCTGGTAGCGCGAGGCTGGGCTCTGGCCGAAGACGCGGGCTGTACAGCCGCACTTGTAGGTGCCTGTCTCGATGATGGTGTTCTGCATCAGTTGTGGTCCGTGTAGCACTTGGTGCCCTGGATGACGCGGCCGGAGTGGTCGCGGTACATGTGGCGGTGTGCGGCGGGGGTGATGGGGCGTACCTCGCGGGCTTCCATCTCGTCCTCGAAGTGCGTGCCGTCCCAGACGACGTAGACGCGGTTCTTGCGGACCATGGTGACGGTTGCGGTGCCATGCGGCCAGCGTGCGGTGCGGCCCTCGCCGCTTGTCTCGACTCGGTTGCCCTTGCGGATCGTCGGGGTGTTCTGCATGAATGAACGATAGCCTATCAGCCTAGGTATGTCAATAGGGAATCAACCGAATGCCGGCATACTGCGACCACGACAAGATCGTCGAGTGTTGCAGCACCTGTTGCCGGCTCTGCTGGTTGGCTGACCAGCTCGATGCGCGCCTGGAGGAAGACCGCGCGCATCCGTTCTACGGCCACGGCTGGCCCACCTACCACCGGCTCGTCGAGAAGCCGTCCACCCTGCGGAGGACACGGGCATCGCAAACCTCCTGACCCGTGCCTGGGACTACCTGCGCGGTAACGACCTCGTCGGCGTTGAGCAGAAGTTCAGCCCGGCTGATCCCTCGACGAACTGGCAGTACGTCAACCATCTCGTCTATACGGCCAACACGCAGCCGTACGAGGGCAGCGGCCATGGTGACGCCAACTCCGCGGTGTTCGCCTGCCTCATGGTGCTCGCCTACGCCAGCATCGAGCCGCCCCTGCGTACGTTCAAGGTCCAGACGGACGGCGAGCGCAACCTCATGCCGCCCAACCCGTTGCAGGAACTGCTCGACGATCCGAACCCGAGCCTGGACATGGCCGAAATCCGCTGGTGGCTTGCCTACGCCCGCCACTGCGATGGCAACGCCTACCTTGTCAAGGCGCGCTCGGGGAACGAACGCACGGGCGAGGTGGTCGAACTCTGGCCCGTCAGCCCGTCCCGCATCGGCCCCTGGACGGAACGCGACAGCCAGAACTTCATCGACTACTACAAGTACCAGCGCGCTGACGGCGACTACGAAAAGATCCCCGTCGAGAACGTCATGCATTTCAAACTTGGCGTGGACGATCGCGACCACCGCAAGGGGCTCTCTCCGCTGAAGCGGCTGATCCGCGAGATCGCCTCAGACGCCGAGGCAACTGCCTTCGCGGATACGCTGCTCACCAACTTCGGCGTACCGGGCCTGGTGCTCAGCCTGCCCGAAAGTGCCGCGCCGCCGCCCGAGGCGATCGAACTGATGAAGCAGCGCACGCAGAACGCCTTCCGCGGCCCCAACAGCGGCAAGGTCGCGGTCACCACCGGCGGCGCCACGATGGAACAGTTCGGCTGGTCGCCCGAGCAGTTGAACCTCAAGGCCCTCCACGACTTCCCCGAGACGAGGATCGCCGCGGTCATGGGCGTGCCTGCCAGCCTCGCCGGGCTGGGCGTGGGCCTGGAGCAGACGAGCAACTTCGCCTCCGCTCGCCAGATGCGCGAGAACTTCACCGAGGTCAAACTGCTGCCGCTGTGGCAGATGGACGAGGCGAAGTGGAACAAGCAACTCAAACGCGAGTTCACGGACGACAAGTCCATCATCATCGCCCACGACCTGACCGAGGTCGCCGCGCTCCAGGAGGACATGGACGCCAAGTACAAGCGGCTCACCGAGGCCGTGAAGGCGAAATGGATCTTCCCTGACGAGGCCCGTGCCGAGGTTGGCCTGCCGCCGATGCCGGAGGGCAAGGGCGCCGAGTTCGCACCAGAACCCGCTCCTACGCCGCCAGGACAAGAATCCATGCCGCCCGAGGGCGGTCAGGACGCCATGCCGCCCGAGAAGCGTCGCATGGCTGAGGCGAAGGGGCCGCAGTGGGACGATTGGATGCAGATGCTTGTGGATGAAGGCTCGGTGCTGTTCGAGGAAGACCTGAGAAAACTTCAGAACGAGCAGAAGCGCCGTATCCAGCGTGCGCTAGTCAATGGCACAACCCGCTGAAGCGTGCAGCGGCGCGACTATATCGAGGATCTGTCGTAACGCATCCGTCTCCGACGCGCAGGCGTGTGCCTCACGCCATTGGGTGATGATTGTGATGTACCTCGGTTCGAGACGGTAAGACCGACGTACGGCGCCGCCATCGCGCGGTTTTCGCCCTGCCCCATTGCGCCGGCCACCGTGTGTCATGAGTTCTCTAGCCATCGCCGCGTTGCTTCTACATGCAGACTACGGGATCGCTCGGCCCAGGCATACTCGCGCAGCCGACCGCTGATCCATCCGCACTCGCACTCGAATTGCCAGCCGGCGTCACTCTGGTCAATAGACCCATCATGTCCCACGAGCGTTACCTGAGCATCAGCCTCGGTCATCTTGTGTACTCCAATGCGGATAGCGGAAGGCACGTTACGCCGTAGTGACCGGCGGCGGTGTGGTAGCCCACGAATGCGTGCGCCGCGCCACGGAACCGGACGATTTGACCAATCGTCTCTGTTCGCTTGTCGCCGCGCTTCGTGCTGAAGCGAACTGACTTCCCGACGTTCTTCGGATGGATCTTGACCTGGGCCATCACTTCACCTCGTAGCAGGACTTGTGGATGGCGACCTTTGTCGTGGGCTGCGAGTCGTTCGTGCCCATGCGGTACGTCTCGCCCGGCTGAACAGCCTTGTGGCAGTAGGCGCACGTTCGGGGCATGTCGGTGACCTTTGCTGCGATCCACTTCAGTGCCATAACTTGATATTAGCATACGAAATCAAGGGGCGCAAGACATTATCAAGCAGGATGCCGGCATAGTGTTGGAACTCAAGGCGCCGCTCGTCTGGGATGCCGAACTCGAACGGGCCTCGCTGACGAATCTTTTCTTCGGGCGGTACGGCGGCATGCTGCGGGCCGTTCACGGATTGCTCACCAAGGCGTACGGCAGAAACATCCCGCCGCCTGACAACGTTGCCATCCGCCACATGCTGCTCGAAGCACGCGCGCGGGCCGTGCAGGTCGACACGACAACCCAGTTCGCCATATCCGCGGTGATCGCGGAGGGTACGCGCCGCGGCCTCACCGTGCGCGAGATCGCCTACGGCACCACGGACGGCAGCTACCCCGGCATCGAGGGACTATTCGAGCGGACCTGGGCGCGCAGGAGCGAAACGGTCGCCCGCACAGAACTGCAACACGCCATGCTGCGGGCCAACGTAGACCGCTTCCGCGCATTGGGTGGCGTCACGGGCTATCGCGCGGCCGATGGCGACTGGGACGCGCCCTGTGCGTCCAGAAACGGGCGTATCTACCCGCTTGATAACCCGCCCGAGATGAACCACCCGAACTGCCGCCTCACGATTACCCCTGTGTTCTCGGAGCTTTGATTCCCCGATGCCAACAGTGACCGACATCCGTCTCAGCGACGCTCAACTGAACGACATCCACGGGCGCCTGCGCGTGCCGCTCAACGACGAGGGCCTGCGCGCCTGGTATCCGTCCGACGTGTCGCTCCTTGTGCGCGAGGTGCTCACGCAGCGGCGCATCATCGCGGAAGCCCTCGACGTGTGCCGGGACAACCCCGCGCTGGAAGACGACACCATCGACCTCGTTGCCGCCTGCAAGGCGATCCGCGACCGTTGGGGCGATATCAAGCGCGGCGTGTACGCGAAGGCTGAGATGAAGCGGCTGCGCGAAGGGAACGACGAGCGCGACCTGGCCCTGCGTCGGGTCGAGCAGCACCTGACCGAGGCGATGGCGCGCAACGACGGGTTGCAGGCCGAGAACGACCAGTTACGTGCCCAGATCGTCGACACGATCAGCGATGCCAAGCAAGGCGTCATGCAGTTGCAGGCCGAGCACGCCGCCAGGGTCGCTAAAGCCGAGGGCCTGCTGCTCCAGACCGCTGCTGCGCTGCGCTGAGTGCCCGAAGCCCCGCGCGTTCTTGCCATAACGGGCGACGAGACGGGGTGCAGCCTCTGGCGTGTGTGGCAGCCCTTTGAGGAACTCGAACGCCGCGGCTACATCGCTGAGTGGGCGCACAAGGACCAATCCGACAAAGTCCTGCCGCTCATCGCACAGGGGCGTTACGACGCCGTCATCACCCCGCGCATCGTCTGGCCGGTCGACAAGATAGGCGACCGTTGGATCAACGCCATCCACCGCGCCGGGCTCGCCTGGATCTACGAGGCTGACGATGACTTCTACAGTCCTCGGATCGTCGAGCGGCAGATGCGCGTCTTCGAGAAGGAACGCGCCAAGGGCTTCGACGCGCTCGAATGGGAACGCAACGAGCGCATCCGCCTGCTCGCGAAGTGCGACGGCGTCACCGTCTCCAGCCCTCGCCTCGCCACGGTCGTCAGGCGGTACGCGCCGAGCCATATTCCCGTCTACACGATCCCCAACGCGATCGATACACGCTGGTTCAAGGAAGTCCTCCGCGGTGTCAAGCGCGTCATCCCGCCGCTGACCGTGGGCTGGGCCGGTGGACAGCGCGAGCATGCCGACATTCTCCCGCTCGCGGAAGCCTGGGCAATCGTCGCGAAACGCTACCCGCATGTGAACTTCGTTATCCAGGGCTACATCCCGAAGCCGCTGAACGACAGCATCCCCGCTGATCGCCGCCACACGCTGCCGTGGCTGCCGCTTCAGGAGTACCCGCGGGCCATGCTCAACACGGATATCGCCTGCTGTGCGGTCGCGCCGCTGGTGTTCAACACCGCGAAGACCTGCATCAAGTGGTACGAGTTCACGATGGCCCGATCCGCCTGCGTCGTCAGCCCAACGCTGTACGGCCGCGAGGTCACGGACGGAAAAGACGCGCTCGTGGCCGAGACCTCTCAAGAGTGGGCCGAGCAGATCGGACGACTGATTGAAGACGAAACGTTGCGACGGTCCATCCGCCGTAACGCACGACGCAAGGTCGTGACCGAGCACAGCCTCCATGCGAACTGGTGGCGATGGCTCGATGCGTGGGCAGACGCCGTCGACCGTTTCCGGTCGCGACCTCAGCTCGCACTGCCCGCCTGACGGGATTAGAGAAGAAGGGGGGTGCTCGTGGACGAGGTCACACTCATCATTCGTCGGGCGAAGCTTCTACTTGATAAAGGGGTGTGGCCGACGTTTCACCGTCTTGCCGAGGACCTTGTCTACGACGAAGACCATCTGCGTAAAAAGGCATTGAAGCAGTACGGGCTTAGGCACAAAGACATAGTGAGGGAGGCCCAGGCTCTGAGACTTGTGGAGGAGGAGCAACGTAAAGACCACCGCGATTAGCCGTATTTCACCGTGCAACTCGTGGATGCAATGGGCACGGTGATCTCGTGACGTGCGCCCACCGAGACATGGCTCGCTTGCGGGTTGCGATGTCTACATGGCGCGTCGCTGGAGATCATCATGGCGATCGCATTGGTCAGACCTCGGCAGCAGCACCTCTTCGACGAGCCTGAGTTTCGCCTGCGACCAGACCGCTGGTCCTTTGATCGGGCGTGCTACCGGCTATGGCAGGGGAATTACAAGCGTCGGGCGCAGCAACGCCGTGAAGCCTTGCATCGGCAGGGTTACACCTGCTTCTACTGCGACCAGCCGCTGTCGTATCGCTACGCGCAGTTACACCACCTCTACCGCGATAACACGAACTACGAAGAAGCGAGCGATCTCGCGGCGGTACACGACGTGTGCCATCAGCGCATGGAATCTGTCGCGAAGACATTAGTTCAGTCCAGATGGCAGATGGCCGGATGTGGCTGTCAGCCGAGGTTGCCTATGGCGGCCTAACCCAACTTTCCCCGCCTGACGGGACGAGAAGAAGGAGCCGCGATGGCTGAGCACAAGCAGTTTCTGGCTGTCCCGCTGGAAGACTACGACCTGAAGGCGGGCGAGGACGGGTGGGTTTTTTCGGCCTACGCGAGCACGTACAACAACCGCGATCACGGCGGCGACGTCATCGACCCGAAAGCGTTCGAGATGACGCTGAAGTCGCGCACCTGGCGGCCATTGCTCTGGCAGCACGACATGCGCGAGCCGATCGGCATCGAGCAGTCCTTGAAGTCGGATCGCCGCGGCCTGCTCGGCACGTGGGAACTGATCGACACCCAGCGCGGCTCGGACGCCTACAAACTGCTGAAACGTGGCGCCGTGCGCTCGATGAGCATCGGCTACATCCCCCAGGAGTGGGAATGGCGCGAGGAAGGCGAGACGCGACTGCTGAAGTCCGTCGACCTTCTCGAAAACTCGGTGGTCAGCATCCCGATGAACGAGCAGGCCCAGGTGACGAGCGTCAAGCACGGCATCGACCTGAATGTCCCGTTCGAGGAGTTGATCGCACAGGTCAAGGCAGCGTTGCTGCTGGGAGCAGACGAGGCGGAAGCCTTGTTTTCCCGCCGGGTCGAGGACGAGCGAAAGCTCAGCCAAGCCCACATCGATGTCCTCACGTTGCTGGACGAAGAACTGAAAGGTTCTCAGGCACGGATCGAGGCGATTCTGAGCGCGGCACGCGCGGCTGAGGCGCCGGAAGGCAACGCGGCCGAGAGTCTGCGCGTTCGGTTAGCCCTGTACCAGGCGCGACAGCGCGCCCGGTCCCGCGGCGTGGAGAACCACCCCAATGTCCATGAGTCTGGCAGAAGCCCAGAAGGAGATCGATAGCCGGCTCGAAGCCGCTGATCTCATCGAGAAGAAATATCCCGATCCCGCCGACATGCCCAACGTGGATGTCGAGGAAGTCAAGCGCCTCCTGCTGGAGGTCGACGACCTCGAATCCAAGCGAGCTGGGCTGGAAGATGCCGAGGCGCGGCGCAACCGTATCGCGGCCAGCATGAACCGTCACTCGCGCCCGCAGGTCACGTCGTTCAAGCCGAGCGGCGGTAGCGCCCGTGATGACGACGAGGAGACACGGCTCGCCATTGCTCGCAAGACGAGCCCTGGCATGCAGTTCCTTCAGAACCGCGAGTACCGCCAACTGAAGAACGACGGCATCTTCAATAGCGCGCTCGCCCGCACCGAGTTCTCGGTCAACCTGGCCGAGGGCACGAGCCTGATCGACTGGGCAATGGCCCGCAAGGCCCTCCTGCGTGGTGGTTCGACCACCAGCGGCCAGGCGTTCGTGCTCGAAGACCATCGCGCCGGGTTCGTCGAGATCCTCCAGCGTGAGATCAACGTCCTCGACCTGCTCACGCGGGTACCGACCGAGTCGGACACCATCGAGTACGTCAAGGAAGACACGTTTACCAACAGCGCGGCGTTCGTCGCTGAGGCCACGGGCTTCAACGCGACCGCACTTGGTGATCAGGGCGTCAAGCCTGAGTCAACCCTGACCTACTCGACTGCCACGAGCACGGTGCGGACCCTGGCGCACTGGATTCCAGTGACCAACCGCATGCTCAGCGATGCGCCCGCGATCCGCGGCCTGATCGACACGCGGCTCCTGCTCGGGCTCACGCTCGCGCTCGAATCGCAGGTCATCTCGGGCAACGGCTCAGGTGAAAACCTCACGGGCATCCTGACGGTGAACGGCACGAACGTCGTCGCCGGCGGCTCGTACAACAACGCGATGGACGCCATCTATAAGGGCCGCACGCTGGTTCGCGTGACAGGTCATGGACGCCCGAGCGCGGCGGTCCTGCACCCGAACGACTGGGAACAGATTCGTCTGGCAAGGGAAAACGCCGCGACCGCAACGTTGGGTCAGTACCTGATGGGGCCACCGTCCCAGCAGGGGCCTGTCACGCTGTGGGGCATGCCGATCGTTGAGTCCGAGGCGATGACCGAGGGCACAGCGGTGGTCGGTGACTGGGCGATGGGCGCCACCCTGTTCGATCGCGAGCAGGGCAGCATCCGCGTCGGGACCATCAACGACCAGTTCATTCGCAACATTCAGACCATCCTGGCTGAGTTGAGAGTGGCCTTTGTTGCATGGCGTCCCGCGGTTTTTTCCAAGGTTACTGCTATATAATCACCGCTATCTGACGCTGAGCGGGGCGTGTTACGCCAGCACGACCCCGCTCAACAGTCACACTTTGCGAGAACTATGCGAACCAACTACCAGACAAAGGATGTTCGGACGATGGAAGTACGCTTGCACGACGCCAACGGCATGCATATCGGATCGATTGACGCGGACGACGAGCCGGCACACGACGGGGTCGTCGAGTCGGGCGGGAAGACCTACATCTGGAATCAGCGCAACAATCAGTGGCGCGAGTCCAGCGGCTCGTTCAAGTCCAAGTTCGAGAAGCTAGAGGTGGAGAGCACCCCAAAGGGGGAATCCTCAGCCGCCGCAAAAGGCGACAAGTAGGCGCGCCCACGTTCTCGTTTCTCGTTCCGACGCACCGCGAGGACCGGCCGCTGCGGCGGTGTCTGGACTCGATCGCGCCGCAGCTCGCGCAGGGTGACGAGGTCATCGTGATCGGTGACGTACACGATGGCCCGCTCCCCGCGGTGCAGGAACTGGTCGCCGGCTACGGGCCCGCGTTCTCCTACCTGGCGTTCGACGCCGGCCACCACTGCTACGGGCATTGCCAGTTGAATCGGGCCATGTGGTACGTGAAGGGCAAGTACGTCCACGTGAATGACGATGACGACGTGTGGGCGCCAGACGCCGTCGAGACGATGCGCTCGGCGGCGGGAGAACATCCCGGCAAGCCGCTACTGTTCCGGTTCAAGTCGTATCACGGGCCGATCTTCTGGAACACGAAGGGGCGGCTCATACGGCATCAGGTGGGCGGCCATTGCCTGGTGACGCCGGCGAACCGCGCGGGCTCGTTTACCTGCGACTACACCGGCGACTTCGACTGGGTCATGACGAGCGTTATGCAGTGCGGCGGCGTGCAGACCGCCGTGTGGATCGACAAGGTCGTCTGCTACGCGCGGCCTACCTGACGACTCTCAAGTGCGCGCAGCGCGAGGTGCAAGAACGGTGGAATCTCGCGGACGCCGCGTTCCCAACGGCTGACGGTCATCGTGTCGACGCCGAGCAACGCAGCGAGGCCGGCCTGAGAAAGGCCGGCCTGCTTGCGCCAGGATTGGAGGTCGGCCGCAGTCACTCTAGTCCTCCCTGACTGTCACTGGCAGGCCGTGAAACTGATCGCAAGTATGACGATCTACGCATTCGCATCGAGGCAAGTGTGCGGGACAGCCGAAGATCGTTTGGCGACAATCTTGGCACTCGCTCTCAGACCGTAGCCGTTCGTACTCGGCTTTCGGGATCATGACGTAGACCTCGCCCGTTTCGGCGTGTTGCCACTCTTGAGGGTTGGTAGTCACGCGACTATCCCACACTGGCAGTCGCCCGCTCCGTGGCAGCGTCCATTGCATTTGCAGTCACAGGAGGTTTTGCCATTGAGGCAGGCCCCGCCGCACTCACTCTTGCCACCGCCACGTGTGCTACGGGTTTTTATCTGAACCATCTTCGGGTAAGCCTCGTGGCAGGCCGAGCATACTGGGCGATGGCTCTCAAAAGTCTCCCCGGCGTGCTCGCCGCGGAGGATCGTACTGGTGTACGCCTCACGGTTTGGGCTCATCCGGCAGCAGGCGGTGTAGCAGGTGGTCATGTACGTATAGTAGACCATTGGCCTATGCCTGTCAATAGGGAATCAGGGATGCCGGCATGACAGCGTGGGTCTACACGGTCGCACGCAACGAGTCGCTCATGATGCCGTACCTGCTGCGGCATTACGCGACGTTCTGCGACCGCATGGTGGTCTACGACGACAAGTCGGACGACGGCACGCCGGACCTCGCGCGCGCGGGCGGGGCTGAGGTGCGTCCGTACCCGTTCGAGGGACTCGACGATATCGAGTTCGTCGGCCTCGCGAACGCGGTCTACATCGAGGCCCGCGGTCAGGCGGATTGGATCATCTGGGTGGACGCTGACGAGTTCCTGTACCACCCGCGCGGCATGCTCCAGCGGCTCCTTGAGTTGAAGGAGGCGGGCATCACGCTGCCGAAGGTACAGGGCTACGGCATGATCGCGGACGCCCCGCCCACAACCAGATACCAGATCTACGACGAGATCAACGTTGGCTTCGAGCACCACCGCTACAGCAAGCCCTGCATCCTGAATCCGATCCTCGGCATCCGCTGGGAGGTCGGCAAGCACGACATCAAGGTGTTCGGGAATGGCGCGACGACGAATACCGACGACCCGCTGCGGCTGTTGCACTACCGCTACCTGGGCAGGGAGTACCACGAGGCGCGCAACGCGAAGAACTGGGAGCGCATCTCGAAGCAGAACATCGCCTATCGCCTCGGCTACGAGACGGCACCTGGCTGGCAGGGCGAGTACAGCGCGAACTGGCACGAGCAGCAACGCCACCGTGCCGACATCTGCGTGTGACCTACGACGGCTACCGCGCCATCCTCGCGGAACAGGCTCGTCTGCCGCCCTCGGAGTGGACGTTCAAGCGTATCCCCGGCTATCAGCAGATTCTGGAGCACGTCACCCCTACCTGGGGCCATGCGTATCTCGCGGCGATGCAGGCCGACTTCCCCGACGATTGGCGTCTCTACAAACAGAACTTCGTCGAGTCGGCGCTGCACAACGATAGCCTCGGCAACCCCGAGTGCGTGGAGTTTCCCGAGATCGGCCTGCTCTGCTCTCCCACCAACCTGCGCTACATGCACCAGGCGTTGTGTATCGAGCAGCACATCGCGGAGATGGGCCTCGCCCGCGTGCATGCTATCGAGATCGGTGGCGGCTACGGCGGCCTCGCGTGGTTCCTGCGGCGTGCGTTTGCGTGGCGATGGCTGGAGTACACCATCATCGATCTGCCCGAGGCGGGCGCGATCCAGCGGGCCTACGCGCAGGATCTCGGGTTCTCGATCACCACGGTGGACTGCACCGATGCGGACGCCATCTCGGACGCAGTGAACCGGCATGCGCCGACCACGCGGTTCCTGATCAGTGCCTACGGCTTCAGCGAGTTCACCGAAGACATCCGCGCCATGTACGAACGCCTGATCGTTCAGCACGTCCCGCATGGCTGGCTCGTGTGGAACATGATCCCGATCTACTACTTCACGTCGGTCGCCATGACGGTCAGTCCGGAGCGGCCGGAGACAGCGCGAGGCAACCTGCTGGTTCGATTCTGATGTCTGCTCTGCCCGCTCCCGAGCCGGCGCGCTATCCGCTGGCGTACACCACGTACGACCGTCGCGAGATCCAGGCTGTCATCGAGGCCCTCGGCGCCGGCCAGACCACATGCGGCCCGCGCGTACGGCGCTTCGAGTCGTCCTTCGCGGACTACGTCGGTCGCGAGCACGCGATCATGGTCAACAGCGGCTCCAGCGCAGACCTCCTGATCGCCTTCGGCCTCGGTCCCGCCACCCCTGGCGACGAGGTGCTCGTGCCCGCGGTCACGTGGCCCACCCAGGTGTCGTCGTGCCTGATGGCGGGTTACACGGTGCGCCTGGTCGACGTGGACCCCGAGACGCTCCAGTTCGACACGATGGACCTCGCCGCCAAAATCAACGGCTGCACCCGCGCGATCTTCCCAGTGCACGTACTCGGCGCGGTGGGCGACATGGACACGGTGATGTGGCTGGCAGGCGAGGATCTCGTCGTGCTCGAAGACTGCTGCGAGGCCCTCGGCGCGCGGTGGGGAGGCAAACACGTCGGCACGTTTGGTCAGGCGGCGGCGTTCAGTTTCTTTTTCAGCCACCTCATCAACACGATGGAAGGCGGGATGGTGGTCACCGACTCGAAGGTCGACGACCGCTCGTATCGCCTGTGGCGCTCGCACGGCTGGGAGCCGCGCGAGGACTATCGCTTCTGGTTCCCGACGTGGGGATGGAACGTGCGCCCGACCGAGCTGCAAGGTGCCTTCGGCAACGTCCAGATGACTCGGCTGGAGGGCTTCCGCCTCGCGCGGCAGCGCAACTATGACCGCCTCGTGGCAGGCATCGCCGGTGACGGCTATCTCAGCGGGGTGCGTGTGCTGCCGCTGTGCGAGCCCTCCTGGCATGGCTACCCGCTGCGGGTATCGACGATGGCTCCCTATACCCGCAATGACCTGTGCCACCATCTGGAGACGCACGGGATCGAGACGCGGCCCATCATCGCGGGCAACCTCGCGAAACAACCCGCCGTGCAGAACGACGAGCGTGTGATCGCGGGCGAACTGCCTGGCGCCGACCTCGTCCACGAGCAGGGCTTCTATCTTGGGCTGGCATCCTTCGACGATCCCGAGGGCACGGCGTACGTCTCGCAGATCATCACCGACTTTGTAGGTGCCTTTTGATCCAATTCATCGCCTTTTCCCGATCGCGCCCCCTGCAACTCCACGGTTATCTTTCCTCTCTCTATGCTCAGTGGCAGGGCGAGGCGTCAGACCTGCGGGTGAGCGTGATCGTGCGGGAAGATGAGCCGTACGCAGCGGCCTACGAATGGGTGCGCGCGGAGTTCGAGCAGGTCGATTGGTGGGACGAGGGCGACTTCGCGAGCGACCTCGACGGCCTGGTCGACGACAAGGTGCCGTTCACGAGTTTCGGCTGCGATGACGTGGTGTTCGTGGCGCCGCTCAACCACGGGGCCATCATCGGCGCCTTCGACTGCGACCCGCAGATCATCGGCATGAGCCTGCGACTCGGGCGCAACGTTACGCGCGACATGTTCGCGGTCAGCCTGCCGCAGCCTGTGTTCACCCATGCGACGGAGAACAAGTTGGTCTGGGACGTGTCAGATGGCCGCAGTCTGGGCGATTGGGCCTACCCGTGGGAAGTGCTCGGGACCGTCTACCCGACGTCCTTCGTGCGTGAGGTGGTCGACAAGATCGGCGCGCCGTCCCCGAGCCAACTCGAAGCGCGTGGCGCGAACGTCTGGCGCAAACACACGGCGCTGCGGCACATGGCGTCCTTCGCGACCAGCCGCCTCGTCGTCCCGACCGTGAACATCATCCAACAGGAGTTCCCTGGCAACGGCATCCGCGGCAAGCAGGCGCTCGCACCCGAGTTCCTCGTCGAGTGCTGGCTCAACGGGCTGCGCCTGGACACGGCCGCCCTCGCCGGCCTGACACCGCCGTCCTGGCGGGTAGCCGACTTTCCCTTGCGGAGGCTCGCAGCATGACGTCGGCGGTGAAGATGGCTATCACGGTGTCGCCCGCGCAGTTCCGCGACGACTTCGAGGCGATACGTCTCATTCGGAATGCCGGTCGCCAGTGGATGGAGGACACCGACGAGATCTCACCTGAAACGCAGGAACTTTTCCGCCTGACCCACCCGCGCGTGCTGGCCTATCGCGTCGGTGGCGTCATCGTCGGGTACGGCATGGTCACACGCCGTCTCGATGGCTGTCTGTACGTGTCACTGGCCGTGCACCCCGACTATCAGGGCAAAGGCGTAGGCACCCACATCTACTGGGACCAGCGCAAGCGCTGGACGGTGGACCCGGTGTACGCCCGGTGCCGCGCCACCAACGTGGCATCCATCCGAGCGGCGCAGACCGCAGGCTATGTCACTGAACCTGAGATGTCGGATGAGAACTGGGTCGTCCTGCGTGGTGATCGTCGTGATTGATCTCTTCAGGCCCTACATGGCTCCCACAGCCATCGAGCGTGTCGCATCAACGCTCACCCCGGACCAACACGGGCGGCTGTACGTGGGAGAGGGACCGCGTGTGCAGGAGTTCGAGGAGGCGTTCGGCCAACTGGTCGGCGCGCCAGCCACACCCCTGGCGCTCAATTCCTGCACATCCGCCCTCGACCTGGCTCTCCATCTGATCGGCGTGGGCCTCGGTGACGAGGTCATCTCGACACCCATGACCTGTACCGCCACCAACGGCGTGATCGTCAACCGCGGCGCGAAGATCGTCTGGGCCGACGTCGACCCCACCACCGGGCTGATCAATCCGTCCGACGTGGCCTACAAGGTCACCCCGCGCACGCGAGCCATCATGGCCGTCGATTGGGCGGGCCGGTCCTGCGACTACAACCTCCTGCGACGGGCGGGTCGGCAGCAGGCGAG